CGTGAGTGGTGGAATGAATGGGAAAAGGAAGACCCACCCTCCTGCGAATACATCATCATGTCACTGGACGCGGCTGCCGAGACTAATAATCGTGCTGACTACACCGCCATTACTACATGGGGGGTGTTCATGAATGAAGAAGCTGAAGGGGGTGGGGCTTATAATATTATTCTGCTTAACTCTATCAAGATTCGTGTTGAGTTTCCTGAATTGAAGAAGTTGGCCTACAAGGAGTTTATGGCATGGGAACCGGATGCGTTCATAGTGGAGAAAAAAAGTAACGGTACGCCGCTCTATCAGGAATTACGCCGTATGGGGCTGCTGGTGCAGGAATACACCCCCCACCGGGGTACAGGAGATAAAACAGCGCGTTTGAATTCCGTTGCTGATATAGTTAGTTCCGGTTTTTGCTGGGTTCCACAGACTCGGTGGGCGGAAGAAGTAGTAGAGGAAATTGCGGGGTTTCCGTTTATGAGCAATGATGACCTCGTGGATTCAACAGTAATGGCACTTATGCGGTTCAGACAGGGTGGCTTTATTACTTTGCCGACTGATGAGGTTGATGAAATTCAGTACTTTAAACAACGTAGGGGCGCGTACTACTAATGGCTAATGAATTCGATGATATAGAGTTAGGGGNTGAAGCNTTTGAACTGAGTGTAGTTAATCCCGACATNGTGACGCTGGATGATGGTAGCGTTGAAGTTACTCTGATACCGGAAGANGGNCCGGGNGATNTAGCTACNGCCCCGTTTGATGCGAATCTGGCAGAGTATCTTGATGACGGGGAGTTNACNNAGATTTCNANTGAGTTGCTTGGCTATATTGAAGCGGACATAAACAGTCGTAAGGAATGGGCAGATACTTTCGTAAAGGGTATGGAAGTACTGGGATTTAAGTACGAAGAGCGGGTAGAACCGTGGGATGACGCGTGTGGCGTATACAGTAACGTATTAGCAGAAGCAGCTATTCGTTTCCAAGCAGAAGCGATGTCTGAGACTTTTCCTGCCGGGGGGCCGGTAAAGACCAAGATTCTTGGGGAAATGACACGGGAGAAGGAAGATGCTGCAGATCGTGTAAAAACGGACATGAATTATGAGCTTACCGATGTCATGGTGGAGTACAGGCCAGAACATGAGCGTTTGCTCTATAGCCTTGGATTGGCTGGTTCTGCGTTCAAAAAGGTGTATTTTGACCCTAGTTTGGATAGACAGGTTGCTATTTATATCCCTGCTGAAGATGTAATTGTTCCTTATGGGGCATCTAACATAGAGGCTGCCGAGCGTGTAACTCATGTTATGCGTAAGACCAAGAATGAAATGATTAAGCTACAGGCAGCAGGATTTTATCGTCGTATAGAGTTGGGCGAACCGCAGTCCTTTTTTACTGATATTGAAGAGAAAAAAGCAGAAGAAGGGGGATATTCCCTGACTTCTGATGATCGTTACACTATTGATGAAATTCATGCTGATATAGTTATTGATAGCCTTGATGAGGAAGAAAACGCTGAAGTTGAAAACGGGGAAATTTTAGAGGTTGCCAAGCCCTATGTGATAACTATTGAGCGTGGTACTACTAAAGTACTGGCTATACGCCGTAATTGGGAACCTGACGATCCTTTGACGCTTAAGCGTCAACATTTTGTTCATTACGTGTATGTGCCGGGATTTGGGTTCTATGGCCTTGGTTTGATTCATATTATAGGGGGGTATGCAAAAGCAGGTACTTCCATTATTCGTCAATTAGTTGACGCAGGTACATTAAGTAATCTCCCCGGAGGGCTTAAAGCACGCGGGTTACGGATTAAGGGTGATGATACCCCCATAGGGCCGGGTGAGTTTCGTGATGTTGACGTACCCAGTGGGTCTATCCGGGACAACATCATGCACCTCCCCTACAAGGAGCCGAGTCAGACCTTGTTGGCGTTACTTAAGCAGATAACCGAAGAAGGTCGCAGGCTAGGGGCTATCAGTGATATGAACATCTCCGACATGAGTGCAAATGCGCCTGTCGGAACTACACTTGCNCTCCTTGAGCGTACCCTCAAGCCAATGGCTGCGGTACAGGCGCGGGTTCATTATGCAATGAAGCAGGAGTTCAAACTTCTGCGTGCAATCATTGCTGAACATGCCCCACAGGAATACGAATATACCCCTAATCGTGGGGAGCCTCGCGCTCGTCAGGCTGATTACGCAATGGTAGAAGTAATTCCTGTCAGTGATCCTAATAGCAGTACAATGGCGCAACGGGTTGTGCAGTACCAGACAGTATTGCAGATGTCACAGGCAACTCCGCAGATTTATGATCTTCCTCAGTTACACCGGCAGATGATTGAGGTTCTGGGGATTAAGAATGCTGATAAGCTGGTTCCAACATCAGATGATGTTAANCCTGCTGATCCTGTAAGTGAGAATATGAGTGCTTTGATTGGAAAACCGATAAAAGCGTTTATGTACCAAGAGCAGGAAGCACACATTGCTGTACATGAGGCATTCTTACAAGACCCACAGATTGCGGCGTTTATTGGGCAAAACCCGGCTGCACAACAGATTACCTCTGTATTGAAATCACACTTGTCTGAACACATGGCTTTTCTTTACAGACAGCAAATGGAAGCGAAGCTGGGGATGTCATTGCCACCGCCTAATGAAGAACTTCCAGAAGAAATGGAAGTGGAACTTGCTAAATTGATGGCAGAAGGGGGGAGTGAACTTACCCAACAGAAACAAGCCGAAGCTGCCCAAATGCAGGCACAGCAACAGGCTAAAGACCCAATATTCCAGATGAAGCAGGAAGAGTTACGATTGAAAGCGGGTGAGTTAGAACGAAAAGCAGCCAAGGATGTTGCAGATACTGGGATAGATCAGGAAAGGTTGGAACTTGAAAAGAACAAAGCCATTATTGCAGCTACTAATGAGGCGGCGCGAATAGATGCACAAGTCGAACAAGCGGATAAAAAAGCTGATATTGATGCTGCTAAGACTTTGTTAGCTATGGCTAAACGAGGAATAAAAGAGTCCAAGGATTAATAATGGCTATTGATATGTTTAGCGATACCCCTGTTCATAAGCTGGCGCGTAACGACGACCCTCAAACTAGCAAGGATGCGGCTAGGGAAGTCTCTAGTGGCAAAATGCTCACGCTGGTCTATAAGGAAATTGTCAAAGCAGGGGGATGGGGGATCACCACAAAAGAAATACGGGCTATCTACCCTGATCTTCCCTATAGCAGCATTACTGCTAGGCCCGCTGCACTTGAGGAAGAGGGTCGGATATATTATTTAGGGGATAGGCGTGAGAAATGTCGTGTAATCCGTGCTGTAACGTAGGGGAAATAGATAATGGCTGGAATAACTGTTTTTGATGTTCTGAAGGCTAAAATTAAAGATTTAAAGGAGGATAGCGAAGTCTTTCTGGCTGATGGTGCAGCTAAAGACTACGCCCAGTACAAAGAAGGATGCGGCAGGATTCGGGGTCTAAATGACGCATTAAGGGAGATAGAAGACCTTTCGCGCAACTATATGGAAGATGAGGATGACTGAAACAGCAACAGTAACTGTAACCCCTTCTGGTGTGCAGGCTGAAGGGAAGACTTCTTTGACCGCTCTGGAGAAGAAGCGTAAAGCCAAAATTGAAAAACAGGAACAGGAAGAAGTAGTTCTTGAGAAGCAGATACCTAAACCTGTGGGGTACAGGGTATTGGTAGCCCTTCCCAACATTGACGAGACTTTTGGTGATGGGGATATTGCCAAATCTACCCAGACTATGCGGGAGGAGCATATTCTCTCTATGGTAGGGGCTGTAATTGATATGGGCGAACAAGCTTATAGCGACATAGATAGGTTCCCTACAGGGCCGTGGTGTAAAGTAGGTGATTATGTAGTATTTCGTGCCAATAGTGGTACGCGTTTTAGGGTAGGCCAACAGGAATATCGTATGATGAATGACGATTCTATTGAGGCCATTGTTGATGATCCGGGAGCAATTTCCCGTGCGTGAGGAATAAGTTATGCCAAGACAAGAGGTAGAGTTTGAATTCCCTGATCCAGATAAGGAAAAGGACATTGAAGTAGAAGTAACCCCGGTAGAGGAACCCCTCCCTGAATTGGAAATTGAAGAAGCCGTAGGGCGGGAAACTATAGGGAAGGCTAAAGAAAAAGAAGAGGATGCGGAGATTGAGGTGGTTAGTGATGTGCCACCTGAAGATCGTGGACGTAAACCTTCAGAACCCCCGGAGGAGGTTACAGCTGCAGAGTTAGGACAGTATTCGGATAAAGTAAAAAAGCGCATTCAGCATTTTAGCAAGGGATATCATGATGAACGCAGGGCTAAAGAAACTGCGCAGCGTGAGCGGGAAGAACTTGAGCGGTATGCAAAAAAGCTACTTGCTGATAACCAGAAGTTAAAGAGTTCCGTAGATAAAGGGCACAATGCGTTAATAGCATCTGCTAAAAAACAGGTGGAATCTGAAGTAGATGTGGCTAAAAAGCGATACCGTGATGCCTATGAATCAGGTGAAGCTGACGCAGTAGTAGAAGCACAGGATGCGCTTACAACCGCTAATATACGCAAAGATAAG